CCAACGCTCCCCAAATACCTTGCGAAATACCTCGTCAAGCATCTTATCCATATCTTTCTCACTCATCATCAACCTCTAACTCACCGTAACCCGAACACGTTTCACAATCGTCCATCACCGTATCAATGTAACCAATATCGCGGTGAAAACCATGAGGTCGGGGGCGCTCATACTCAACGCGCCCCTCCCCATCACAATCGGGGCAAACAATCACGCCCATGACATCACAACCCCAATCAATACCGCGCCAAGCGTAAAGCCCAACGCCGTCCACTTAATGCGGTTGAACTCCACGTCAGGAATATCCAACAACTCAACCAACTGCTGTTCAGGTGTTAGCTTTGACTTCGGGCCACTCGGCCCAGCCTGCCCTAACTGTCTGCGCATGTTGTGCAGCTTAACATTCAAAGCCGTAGGATCACGGCCCAACTTCGCCGCAATATCCATCGGGCTAATGCCCTTGCTCGTCATGTTTAAAATCATGTTAACTTCTTCAATTGTATAGCGTTTCATAATAACTCCTCTAAATGCTAGACATGTCCCATCTTATCCCAGATAAAATAATTTGTCAATAAGAAAATTTATGTCGGGGAAATAAAAAAGCCCCCGAAGCTAAAAGGACATGCATCGGGGGCGAGTCTAGTATTGAGGCAGATCGGGAACAGGCGTTGTCCCGTCTGTTTACAGCGAGCAACCCTACTTGAGGTTTAATCACTAATCAAATTGCGTTGCTGCAATCCAAACAGTCCCTAACGTGCTTCGGGTAAATCTCACTGTCCATAATCTATAGCATGGGAATACTTGGGACGCAACAGAAAAATGCAGAGTTAGTGCAAAAAAAAACTGGTCGAGTTTTGCGCCTACATAACCCCGTCAAATGTTCGGTTTATCTCAGCAGCACAAAAAAAACCCGCGAAAAACCGCGGGTGAATCGTGAGCCTTTTTGCGTCATACTCAGGACGCGAGAAAAAACCTATTCGGTTTCGTACTTCTCTTGTTGGTAATCACTCCACAAGGCGAACAACTTCTTAAAAGCATCCTTCGCCTCGTCGTCACTATCGCAATACGGACGCAAAATATCAAGCGCCTCGTTCGGAATTTCACTGTCTTTAATCATCACATCCACTCCATTGATACAGATAAAATCCAAAGTAAAACCAGAGCAACAGAAGCCGCTCCGATTAACCAATCTTGCCAGTCTCCCCAGTCCATCACGCTGCAAGCTCCGCATCTTTTGCCGCCGCTCGTAAATACCAATCATCAAGACCGAAATCACGATACCCCTCGGAAATCATGTCATAATAGTATTTGCTCGGCTGGCCCAAATCACCCTTGTTGCCGTTCATGTCATAAATCAACCACTCGTTATTGACCTTGCGCCGATCATAAAGATCGGGGAAACCCTCCAACTTGTCCAACGCACGCAAGCAATCTTGCGTAATCTCCCACGCAACGACAGGTAAAACCATGTCAATATCATGCCGGAAATCAGCAACACCGCGAAAAACCAAGCGGTGGTCAGGTAAGTAAAAGCCGCCCATAGGCTTGGCCTTCGGGCATCTCGCCGCCATAGCAGCGCGGTTCGTATTCATTCCATATGCTAGATAATACATATCTTCTCCTTTTCTAAAAAATGGGGGCCGAAGCCCCCAAACCTTATGCAACTTTGCGCCACTCTTGTTCGGCTTCCTTGACGTAATCATCAATCAGATCAAGCGCGTCATCAACTAACGCATCCGTGAAAAGCCACAGAAAATGCTTGTAATCTGGATAAGGCGGTTGAAAACCCTCAGTGACATCAATGCCCTTGAAATGATCAACAATGCACTTTTGAGCGTAACCGCTCGAACACTGCGCATCGTGCGCCGTAAAACGAACAAATTGACTGATAGTCCAACTGTGCAACCGCTTGCGCCAACCTTTCTCACCACCGTCAATAATCGCTTTCAAATCTGCGATATTTGAGCGGTAGTGATGCTCACCTAAATAAGAGCCGTCCAACCAACAACGAAACATGCGCCGCGTAATGTGGTTGCTGTCCATCAAGTCGCCGTTAAGGTCGCGGATGATGCGGGTTTTAATTTCTGCGTGTGCCATAGCTTTTTTCCTTTCATACTAGACATGACCATATATACCCACACCACATGCGCATGTCAACATATAAAGATAAGTTTTTTTATCTTTTTTTGGGCCATTGATTTTAAACGATAATTTACGGTAAACGATTTTACAGTATTTTTTACCGTTTACCGTAATACTGTAAATTTGCCAACAAAATCAACTGGTTAAGGTTTTACAGTATTTACGGTCAATTTGATGATTTACTGTAAATTATTGTTTAAAATCAAGGGTTTATTTACGGTAAAAACCCTACCCCCTATAGGGGGGGATATACAAATCCCCCAACTATTACTTTTAACGCGCCGCGTACCGTTCGTTTTAGGTGTGGGAAATCTTGGGCGCTTTTGGGCTTGCGCCGTAGCCGCAGCAGCGGTATCCTCAAAGCACGATAAATTATTCGGGTTGCACAGCAAATGCCAAAAGTCGGTGAACAAATAGCCAAAGGGGAAAAAAGACTAACCCCACCGCAGCAGAAGTTTCTGGATAACTACATCCATAAAGACATGACGCAAACCGCAGCAGCACGAGCAGCAGGATATAAAAACCCGAACGTCTCAGCCGTGCAGCTTCTCAATCATCCGAGAGTCAAAGAACGCATGGAAGAAATGCGGCAGGAACTCGAAAGCAAATACGGAGTGTCTGTCACCAAATCTGTTCGGGATATGCAACGCCTCAGAGATGAAGCATGGCAAGCAGGGAACTTCGGTGCAGCAATCAAAGCAGAGGAACTACGTCTAAAGGTCACTGGCCTCATGGTCGCCCGTAGCCATGTAACACACGAACACGTTGACAACCTCAGCAGAGAACAAATCGTCGAACAACTCCAAGAATTTATGGATCGTGCTAAAAATAGAATGATCGACGTAACACCAACAGAAAATCCCACAAAATCCGAACAAATCCCTATAACGGATTGTAGCGGCGAAGCCGCGGAATAACGGTTGCGCACCGTGCGGGGGTCGGGGCGGGGCCTCAGCCCCCCAGAATCGGGCCGTCAGGTGGGGTTGTGCCAGTCATCGGGTTCGGGGTGCCCAAAATTGTTCGGGTTACTCCTCGGGCTTCTCAGCGCCTCTCAGAATATACACGCATTTTTGCACGGAATCGGGCCGGGGACAACTTGCCGGGAACAACAACCCGATAAATTGTTCGGGATCGGGTTCCGGGTGATCGGGTTTACCGGGGCCGGGGTCGGGATTCCGCCGGGGATATATACCCGAACAATTGTTCGTTACTGAATCGTTACCCGGAGCAGACTCTCCCGGCGCTCCAACTGCTCCCCGGCAACATAACCCGAACAATTGTTCGATCCGGGTAAGAGTCGTCCCGGTAAACTTTTTTTATTTTTCTTGTTGACATCCCTTGCCAGGTGGGATAATGTGGGATTGTCTAGTATAGAGGAGAAAGACAATGCATACATATACATGCGTACACGTTAAAAAAGGCACAATTGAAGTAGAAGCCTCATCATCATATGGAGCAGCGCAAGAAGCCGCTAAGAAGTGGAATTTAAAATCAACGGCAGGCATCGACGCCTACTTGCATGAGGAAGTAGCATGAAACACTGGGAAGTAGAGCACAACGGCGAGTATCTTCGCATTGAATGGAACGAGGCTGCAACATTTAACTTGCAGACTCCAGTAGGTGGGCAGTGGGTGGATTATCACTGCTTCACTTGTTACGGGATTGATAGCGAGCAAGAGGCACTTGAGCACGCAATGGAAGTATTAGAGGAGGCAGCATAATGGAAACGATCACAATGGAGCTACCCGATCACTGGGCAACCGCACTGTTTTATGACGACACGAGCGGGTTCGAGTATGAGGACGAGAAGCCGTTTCAAGAATTTTGCGACTGGGCAGTTAAAAACTATGGGACGAGCGAACCAGTAGACAAAGAAGAAGAAGGACACTTCGCAACGTATCATGACGCCAAGCAGTTTGGTGTTTTAGCCTGCAACGTCAGCACATATACTTTCTTGGTCGGGAACGGCAACCCAAAGACGAGCGCAATGACAACACTTGCGCACACAATGAAATAAACAATCGGGCTTTCGGGTTCGGTATCGGGGTTCGGGCTTTCGGGTTCGGGCCTTTTTTTTATGCCAAATCCCCAATACCCCCCCCTATTTCCCCCCTACACACACAAAACACCGAAATAACCCGAACAATTGTTCGGCTTAGGCCAAAAATAGGCCAGAAAAAATCTTATAAGTTATTGATTTTAAACGACTTTCTGGGTCACTTTTTTCTTGTACCATATGGGAATATATGGGAATATAGGGCAAGGGCAAGGACATGCCCCCAAATCACGCTGCACCGCAGCATAATCTAGTAAGAGGAAAAACAAATGATACACGCAATAGGCAATGAATGGGAAATGGCTTTCAACCGCCGCGTTTCACGCGAGACAATAAACAGCGCGCTGCGCATGGCCTGTGGCACTGGTACCGTTAAAGTTGTATCAGATCCAAGCATCCCCCAAGACCAAGGCGACCATTCCACATGGGAGCTTGTTTTCACACCAATGGCAGACTGCGACCGCACATGGGACATATACAAAAGAGCACAAGAAGTGTGCGATGGCTTAGGCGCATACGCCCCACGTCCAAGCGGTATTAGTTCAGCTGGACACCATGTGCACATTAGCCGCAGCGCACTTGCAGACGGCATCACAGCCGAGCAATTCACAGACGCCAGCATTGCCCACATGCAAAACAGCCGAGGATATTTGCAAGGCAGCGCATGGTTTGCCGATCC